AACCCAGAATCCAAGTTGATTGCCACTCAAAACCGATACGCTCAATTTCGCGACGGGACGGAGGCAAGCCTATCGTTTACGATCGCGGGACCAACGACCTCAACGCTTGTCTTTACAATCCCCAAGGCTCAGCTAGTAGCTAAGCCAATGGGAGAGCGAAACGGCATTATGACCGATCAGCTTGAATGGCAAGCAAACAAAAACGTAGATGCTTCCGACCAAGAATTCTCAATCGCTTTCAACCATGCAGCCTAGTACATTCACAGACAAAATCGACGGGTGCGACATCGAGTTTACCTTGAATCGCTTGAAGTTCCGAAAGACCGAACAGGTCTTAGGGCTTATCAGCGATTTTAGGGAGTCGACCGAACCAAAAAAACAGATGGCAGCAATCCGCGAAGCCGTCTCGATTTGTTTGGCCGGTTGGAGTCTCGAAAAGCCCATAAGCGATTGGGACGAAGAAATCGAAGTTGCCGACGCGGTTAAGCTTGTGAGTTGCTGCTTGCGCGGCAACTCGGCAAGCGAAGGTGATAAAAAAAAATAAGGGCAGCCGCATTTATTCGATGCGGCGAACTATGCAAGTCTTGCACTCGAAACCAATGCACCAACAAGCCGAGCAAAGACCTCCCGTTGATGCTAGCCTGTCCAGGTTGCGACGAGTCCGGGTGCGATGCTTGCGAGGGTCGAGGGTATTTTGAAATCGTCGACTGCCCGAAGGATTACGTTGGGCATCGCGTAAGCTCAGCGGCCAACCTTGCGGCGTGGGTCTCGAAAGGGATCTTGCCTGAGGCTGGCGGGATGAACGACCAAGACGCTTGGTTTGTTTCGGTGCAAAATGCACTTGAATCAGACGTAAACCGAATCGAGGACGAAAGGCGAAAACGTGGCTGACGTAGAAGTAACACTCGGAGCACGAAACGAAGCCTCAGCGGTATTGCGTCAATTCTCGTCCGAAGTGACCAAAACGGCTCAGCAGGTGGAATTTTCTGTCCGTGGCTTGGCTCAGCTAGCAGGCGTGACAGCAGCGGTGATCGGCGTTGTCGAAGCAGGCAGGGCCATTGTTGGCTTTGCATCCAGTTCGGTCGCAGCGTTCGACGATTTGAATCGTTCAGCGATCAAGCTTTCAGAGACTGTTGCTCTCATTCCAAACGGAAGCAGGCAAGCAGCAGACGAAATGCAAAAGGTTGCAAACAGCCTTGAGCGCATGACGAATGTTGATGCTGGCCGGATCATGGAGCAAATGAGCCAAGCATTGCGGCGCGGTGCTGGAGTGGGCGATATTGAAGACATGGCCGAAGCGGCTCTTGGGCTATCGCGAGTCTTTGATCGAGATTTATCCTCAGCAATGCGGATGGTCGAGGATGCGGTAAACGGCAATTTCGATGCGTTCAAGGGCTTGATTCCAAACATCGATCAGCTAGCAACCAACGAGGAAAGGCTAGCGGCTGTCAGCGAGCTTGCTACCAAGGGGCTACTAAACAAAGCGGAATCAGCTAAGTCGGCATTGGAAGCAAGTGACGCTTTGAAGGTTGCAACCAAGAATCTTTATGAATCTTTTGGTGCTCTGCTTGCGCCGATTCGCGATGTTGTTTATCGCGGCTTTGTGGTAATGTTTGAGTTCATTACCAACAACCTGCTTCCGTCGATGGATGAGGCAAAAAACGTTGGGCAGGACTTAGCAGACGCACTTGCAAGCATAGGCGAATCGGTCGCAACGGCTTTCATCACTGGATTCACAGCAGCAGAAACGGCTGTGATGCGATTCACTGACGTTTTGGAAGTTGCAAAAACTTTCATTGTCCTGCAAACCGAATCGATCATAAACGATGTCAAGTTCGGTTTTGACAAGCTTTTGGAGTTCGGATCCTGGTTTGGCGATAGTTGGTCGAAGCTGATGCAATCGGCCATTTTCGAGGGACCAAAATACACGTTCGGCGATGTTATGAAAGACATGCCGACAATAGGCCAAAGGACCATCACGGCCACGGAAATGGCATTGCAAGCGATGCTAGATGAATCGCTTTCCGGTCTTACCGAAGGATTCGACGAGAAGATACGCGAAAGACTCGATGCTCTGCGTAACGCGATGCGACTTGATTTCAAGATCGATCTAAAGCCACGGGAAGGGGCGGCTAGTGCGTTGCAAGAGCAATTGCGATCGTTGACCGCTTTTGAGTCTCGGGTGCTTGTGCGAGGCCAAACAGACAGCCCAATTGCAAAGCTAGTCGAGAACACTTCCAAGCAAGTTGCGGAGCAACAGCGAACCAATGCAATCCTCGATGCGGCGAATCGATCCCCAAGCGACGAGGTTAGAATCGAGTTTGTCAAATGAGCAACGTAATCTCGGTCTCTCAAATGTGGTCGAAGATCGACGGCGACTTCAGCCTAACGGACAACTTCCGAACGGCTCAAGCTGCATTTACTTCGGCTTATCAGGTTTTCACAACGCCACAAGCAACGATCGATGATGTTGTTCAAGCTTCTGGTATTCCTGAGGCTGGTTCGTCGTACTCGGCGATGTACCCTTACGTTTTTGCTGACAAAGCAAGGCCACAAAGAATCAGCCCGATCTATTGGATTGTCACGGTCAGCTACAATGGAGAAATCAAGCTAGGCCCTGGGAATCAACCGCAAAGCCCATTATTGACTCCTGCGAAGATCGATTGGGATGACGTGGAGACCGAGGAAGAAATTGACGAAGATTACGACGGAAATCCGATCGTTACAAAGAACAATGAGCCAATCCACGGATTAAAGCGACTCTTTGCGGATCAGACAGTAACCATCCGAAAAAACATGCTCGTTTTCAATCCGTTTGTTCAAGCGGCGTATCGCGAATCGGTCAACTCTGATGCGTTTCTGAGTTGGGCGCCTGGGACTGGGAAGATGCAAAAGCTTCAAGCGGTATCGGTCAAGGATCCAAACGTAGGCGGCGGCGGTTATTGGGAAGTTACGGCTGTAATTCAATTTCGATGGCCATATCGAACAACACCGGACAAAGCTTGGTATAAGCGAGTTCGGCATGAAGGATACTACAAGCGAGTGGATATCGTTGGGCCACCGGCTCCCGGTCAATTGCCGTTTCAGATCATCCGAGCGATGCGAAACGGAGAGCCTGCAAACCGTCCTGTTTTGCTCGATGAGGATGGATACCAGATCGCCGACGTTGAGCCACCAAACACAGTTCAAGCCCATTGGCTAGAATTCAAGCTTTACAACCCCTTGCCCTACGGAGCACTAGGACTACTTCCATGACAACCATTCCGAATACAACCATTATCCTCCCTCCCGAGGTCATCACCAATTACACAATCGCGGGCAATGCTGACATCGCAACGACAAAGCTAGCTCAGCGAGTGCTTGCCGAGTCGGTCATTCCGTTGACGCAGGCTAGGGTTTGGGATGCGGTGCAAACCAATCTACCAGCGACACCGGCAACAGACGACCTGGGCATCATTACAGGCACTTGGGGGACCAATCCGGCCAGAATCACGGCGGGTGACGTAAAGGCCCTAGGATCAACGACCAGACGCCTCTATTTGGCCATTCCGATACCGGCCAACTACGAGGATGGCCAGACGATCCAGCTTAGGATTAGGGCCAAGATGGAAACGACGGTTTCCGATGGGACTTGCACGATTGATGCGGAGGCTTACGTCGGCTCAGATGGTTCGCTTGGATCGGACCTGGTGACAAGTCCAGCGGTGTCGATGAACAGCCTCACGGCGGCGAACTATGATTTCACCATCAACGCTACCGGGGTTGACCCAGGCGACTTGCTAGAGGTCAGGATCTCGATTGCAAGCAACGACACCGCAACGGCAACGGCGGTTACTCCAGCGATCTATTCGATTAGTTTGCTTTGCGATACGAGAGGCTAATCAGTGGCTCAACAGATCGGAGCGTACACGCCGAAACAGGCCAAGCGAATATGGGATGCTGTGCAAGCTTTCGAGCGTCAAGGCACAGCGTCTCAAGGGGCATTCCTGCCATATACGCCAACTCCGATCTATTTCGTGAATAAGTCGACCCAGACTATACCTCCATACGGTTGCATCCAAATGATCGGATCGAGCGAGATCGACGGGACGACCTACATCGAGGTCGACCGGCCATTTGATTACTCCGATTCGGTAGTTGGTCCGTTCCTGCTCAATGGACCTGGTGAGTGCCTAAAGGATGAGATCGGGACAGCTCAATGGGGGCCGATCTTTCGAGCTACCAAAGACTCATCGACTTACACCACGGGCACTCGGATGGGTCCAGTGGCGTCATCGTTTGACTTGTCGAAAGGATGCTTGTTCACTTATATCGGCAACGACGAACAAGAAACCGATCTAATCAAGGTTATTGCTTGCGAGACTCCGCTACTTGCAGTGGCAACATCGGGCATCGGTGCCAACACCAGCGGAACGGTTACGGCAAAGGCTCCAGCGTCTGGCAATTGGACAGCGGGCAGCGTAACATACACCGCATGGAATCCGACTGGCGTTGCGATTGGGTCAGCGGCAACCGTGCTACTGTTTCCCGTTGACGCCAAGTGGCTTGCTGTGGAGCTCTGCTAATGGGTGGAATGGGCCGATGCTGTTGCACTTGCGATTGCTTGCCATTGGAAGACTTGCCAACGGTGACGATCAGCGGTTACACAGGAAACGGCTGGTCGGGCGATTGCTGTTTCGAGCAAACGTTCACGCCGACCAGTACGCCTAGCTGGTCGAAGAATTGCAGCGGGATGCTCTTTGAAGGATCGGTTTCCGAAAGTTGCACCACCGAGCATTGGCAACGACTAACTCCGACTTATCGCGGCTATGAGTTTCTGGGCGAGGGCGGTTGCTTGGATCTACCGGAAAACTTTTGCTGTCCCGATGGTGCCGACCATATCGCAACAACTCAAACCGAATGGGATTTTACAGACAACGCTTTTATGGCGGTTTGGCGTAGGCCAAAGCATATCATCGTTCGGATTAGCCAAGAGGAAGTAGACTGCGAAGGCGTCGAAGGTCAAACAGGCGGATGCAAGATTGTTATTCGCTCTCGGTATGTTTACGACTATCAGAGCAAGGTCTACCAAAACGCACAGACCAAGGTTACTCAAACGGTAACGATGGTTAACGATACTTGTTTCGAGGTCAATCCAGATCACGAAATAGACGATTCAGGATCGCCACTGATTGATTGCGACGGCGTACCGAGCGATCCTCCAACTAATCCAATCGATGCGAATTGCCTTTATACCGGGACGATCTACTTCGACCGAGTCAAGTATTATGACACCATGCCAAGCGGTTCGATTACGTTTGGCAACTCCGACGTTCCGGGATGCGATTCGTCATCATGCGACTACAGCCCATATAACTACGTTGATTCGGTTTGCATCTACGGGCCAACTGGAGAGATTAATACTTCAGGATGCCTATTTAATTTGCCGTGTTATTGCACAGGTACGGTAGTATCGGTGAGCCCTAGCGATCAATCTGAAACGGTCACTTGCATCGGCGAGTCGGTCAGAGAAAAGCAAGGATGCTTCGACGATCCATGCGTTCCGGCTTCTTGCGCGTTCGACCTGATCACGATATGCAATAATCCAGGCGAGCCTCCGCTATTTGAAACCGATTGCGATGATTATTTTACCGCGTCACTGGCTGGCTTTGTATGCAGCGGTGGCTCAGGTAGAGATGGGATCGGGAGTGACGGTACAATGGGAGGTCCGTTTGTTACGACCGATTCCGACTTGAAGTATCTGTCATGCGGAGGTTGTTCCGATGGATGCTACTTTGCCAATCCAACCGATACAGGGCCATCTTATCCTTATTTGCCTTTGTTCGATTGCGACGACAGCCCTTGCGATCAAGACTGCTGTCGATTCGTCGACGAGTGCCCATGCTGTCCAGGTGAATGCAATCCGCTATTCCGCAATGGTGTATCCACGGTAACATCGCACACAAGAACTCAGACTTGCACAGGGCTACAATCCGCTTTCGTTTGCACAAATGCACCATCATGGACAATCACACTAGCCTAAAGATCGACATGGACGGTACGCCTTACGTCGAGGGACAACCACCTAGGCCAACGGCGACACGTCTTGAGCTTATTGGTCAACCACCTAGGCAAGTGCTGACGCAAGAGCAGATCAGGGCAGCAAGGATCGAGCGAACAGCAAAGCAAGGCCAGTTTGCATGGTCGTTATTGCATCGGTACCGAGGTTGCGATCCTCAATGGTTAGAGCTGTGGGTATACTTCATTCCGTCGCGGTGCGATTGCAAGGACGGATACCAAAAGATCCTAGAGGAATTGCCTCCCGACTTCTCAAGCCCAGAAGCCTTTTTTGCTTGGGGCGTTCGATTGCATAACGCGGTCAATGCGAAGCTAGGCAAGCCTGAAATCACGATCGAAGAAGCTTACTCAATTTGGAGGAATAGAGATGGGGCGACCGAAAACAGCGGGGAGAATCTACCTTGAGGAACTATGCAAAAAGTTTCCCGATGCGTCGACAGCCGGACTAGCCAAAAAGGCTAGAAACGAAAGGCCAGAAACGTTCTCAAGCTTCGATCAAGCAAGGACGTTGATCAGAGATATTCGCGGTGCTCACGGCAAGAAAAGTGCGAAGTACGCAACCCAACCGCGACCAAAAGGTAAATCCGGCCAAGTCCCGAAGATGCCACCATCGATGGCCGAGGCTTGGGAACCCGTCCAGGTCAACGCCAAACGAGTTGCGATTATCTCGGATGTGCATATACCATATCATTCCGAAGTGGCCTTTGGTGCAGCGGTAAAGCGGCTCAAATCGATGAAGCCGGACTGCCTACTAATTAATGGGGACTTCGCCGACTTCTATCAAGTCTCAAGGCATCAACGAGATCCCAAGCATAGGCGGTTTTCGGAGGAATTGAAATCAGTCGTCGAAGGGCTTGAGTGGTTGCGGTCGGAGTTCCCGAAGATCCGAATCATCTACAAGCAGGGAAACCATGAGGAGCGATGGAATGTTTTTATCTACAATCGAGCCCCTGAGATTTACGATCTAGGAGCGGTTCAGATTGACGAACTAACGCAATGCAAGCGGCTAGGAATCGAGATGATCGGC